GGATGATGCAGTAGATAACTAACTAAATCGTAACCTATTACTATCATGAGCAATTAACCTACGCTCAGCTCCAATAAATTACACTCTTTTCGTAACTTCGGGAAACTAATATAATTAATTGTAGTACTAATAAGCAAGATTATGGTACAATATTGTATAATAACCCTTTTATTCCATACTCAGTTGAAAATTCACATATAATAAAAAATGAATTTAAAAAAACACGCTTGTCTAAAACTACAATTAACGGTATTAGTTATGTCTTGTTAGAACAAGATACTCCAGAATCAATTGAAAAAATGCCTTATGATGCTTACAATTATGCTAGATTTTTAAGAGAAAAATCTCTCCCGCTTAACTTTCAAAGGGTAAAAATATCCGGTGAGGAAGATGCGAAATGGGTGAATAAAGCTGTAAGTGTAATTATTGCAGGATCTACAAATGATATGCCTAAAACTGGTAGTATTACAGGTCTTACTTATTATGATTGGGATAAAAGGAAATTGTTTGTGTGGTCTGGAGAGAGATGGAGGAATGCTGGAACTGGTTTTGAAAGTAAATTTGAAGTTATAGGTTCAACCAATTCAAGACCAACTGATTTAAGTATAGATGAAAAAGGGTTTCAATATTATGATACAATTTTAAACAAACCAATCTGGTGGACAGGCACGAACTGGGTCGACGCTACCGGAGCTACCGTGTAACCATTAAAAACATATAATCATGAGACAATTCATATACACGATCATCAGAAAGATATTCAAGCTCGTATTCTCTATCTACAAGCCGAAGGTAAGGACATTGTACAAAGGCCGTAAGAACATCGATCTTTCGGAGAACGGCGATCAGCGCATAAGGGTAGGTAAACCTTTCTATCTGGCCGGGAATACCTACAAGCTGGATCAGAGGGATAATACGAGCGTATTCAAGCTGGCCCTTTACAAGAAGGAAGGCGAGGATTGGTTAAAGGCTAACGACCTAGACTTGATCTTGAGGTTGAACGCCGGCTACAACATATTTTACGTATAACAACTAAAGCAAGATACATCATGGAAGAGCGAAAAGATATTTGCGAGGGTTACGAGAGGGATAGCGTACAGCAGCTAGACAAGCTGGCCAAGGATAAGAACGAGCGTTTTCCGATCTATCCGTTGACATACATTCAAGCCGTATATGACGCTAGGACGAAAGAGAGGCTTGATGCCATATTGTGGAAATGCAACAACGTGTATTTACCTTGGATGGGATCGGCGGGGGAAACCCGTATACAGTTGCCTTTCTGGATGAGAAGGAAGGGTATCATAATCACCTACAAGAACCTTGACGAGGAGACGATAACCGAGAAACTAACCTATGATCTTTGCATCGCCGATGATTTCTTCCGTCTTGACTCCTCTTGGACTAGGATAACGGACGCTTTGCCGGTCGGGGGTAACATAACCATAGGATCTAACGGCAATTGGTTTCAGGATGGGGTTGATACGGGCTTCAAGGCACAGGGGCCTAAAGGGAACAATGGGCTTACTCCCATGCTTCGCACAGTTAATAACAAGCTGCAATACTCGTATGATGGAGAGGTATGGAATGAGATCTCTGAGTATATCGCCGCTTGGTTCCGCTATCAAGACAATAAGATCCAGATATCACGGGATCAGAAAACATGGTCGGACCTGTCAGCGCCGTTCACGCAAGATTTGTATATAAAGGGGTACGTGGCTACCTCGTCCGCACTTCCTTCTACGGGAGTGAAACAAGGGGATATATACATGGTGGGGCCCACGTACGCCGCCGAGGACACCGGGCATACCAATCCCATATACCGGATGTACGTGTATAACGATTCCGGATGGGTGGATAACGGGGTTTTCCAAAGTATAGCCGCCGGGGTGGTTCAGACGATCGGGAATAGCGAGACGGAGGTCATGAGCCAAAAGGCTGTTTCATCCATCGTCGGCCTAGACACATACCCCTCCTTCTCCGACACGAAGGACTACGTAAAGGGAGAGATCGTCAATTACGACGGCCTCTTGTACGAGTTCACGGCTGATCATGAGGCGGGGGCGTGGATTGGCACGGACGCAAGGGAGACGAGCTTGAGGAAGGAAATAGATAGATCCATATTTACTACTTCTATTTCAATAAATTATAGTGGAATATATATAGATAGATACGGTAAATTTATAAGGGGAATAGTCGGATATAACAATATTGGAGTTAGTAATTTTATTCAAATTCCATCAAGCAGAGTTGATATTCAAAATATTAGAGTAATAGAAACTAACCATTTAGGAGAAAATACCTATATAGTTGCTCATCTTTATGATTCAAGGTTTAACTTTTTAGGTTATTTGACAAGATCATATTCAGTGTTTAAGGCTGAGGTATCAATTAGTTTTGATAAATCTGAGGCCGTAGCAGTAAATCCTAATGCGTTTTATTTTGTAGTTCATCTTACTCCGGGCCGAAATGTTAATATTATTACAGATGATGATATTGTTATCGCAAGTCAAGCTCATAGAATAGAGCCTCTTTTTAATTCTCAGTATTTTTATAATCAATTTGGTGGTGATTACATAGTGCCCGGGAATTATATACAACATTTTACTAATTCTAATAATGGCGTAACAAAGTTTATTCAATTAGTCGATAAAGCAAAAATAGGAGGAATTAGAGCTTCTTCCATATGTTGCGTGTATGATAAAAATGGGATAGCTTCATATGTTTATGCTATGATTTATGATGTGAGTTTCAAGTTTTTAGGATGGTTGAGTACGGATAGTGTAACTGAAAGATTAGATCTTGATATAGATCTTACTAAAATTCGAGAATCGTTCCCGGGCGCCAGATTTATGTTAGCTAATGTAAATAGGGATTCTGGCTTTTATGTAACAGGTGGATATAACTGCGAGACAAGCTTTTTTGACATCCATGCTTATAAAGCCATTACGATAGACGATGTTGATGATTCAAATAAGGGTAAATGTATAAATAAGGGGAATTATGAAGTCGAAGCGTCTGATTCATGTTTTATAAGCCCCTATTATAAAATATTAGGCTACAACGAGATCGCAAATGTGTTTTTTTATTATTATAATAACAATTCGGAAGATGACACTAATAGTTCGATATTTTTATATGATAGGCAGTGTAATTTTTTAGGTTTCATAAAATTTGAAAGGGATGGATTTTCAAATTCGGAAGCTAACATAAAATGGAATATTCATTTTTCAAAACAGGATGCAAAAAATATTCATGAGGATGCTTATTATTATAGGTTTAACGCATCCTCTATCTCAAATCCCTGTGTGATAGGAAATACTCCTTCTTGGGATGCTGATAAGATTTCGAAGACTTATAGAATGTCTTTTAATTCATCTATAGCTATAAATTGCTCAAACAACTATATAGATTTGCAAGGGAAGATAATTGAAGGACTTAGAGGCTATAAATATAGGGGCTATTCAAAATTTATAGAAATAGATGATAACATAACTATTAAGGGCTATTCTATAGTCGGAAACAACAAAGTAAGTGACACTTCTTTTGCGACGGTCTTCCTTTATGACTCAAATTTCAATTATGTGGGTTATTTGACAGATGACGCAAAGGAAGGGAGAGATACGGACACTGAAAGAACTATTTTTTTAGAAGAGTGTTTATCAGTAAGTGCTGCCGCTAAATATTTTAGGGTTAATACGTGTGCAGATGTTGATTTTATACTGGATGCCCCCACTACAGTATCTGTTATAGATTCGCAAGAAATAATAGAGAATAAGGTATATCCTTTAATAACAGAAGGCAAAGAAGGAATAGAGATTGGTAATGTGGCTGGGCAAATAAGGGTTCCTTCAATAAAAAACAGAAATAAATCAGAAGTATTGAATTTATTATTTATAGGTTCCTCTTTTTTAGTAAATACTTGGTGGTATCTTAATTATTTATTGAAGGAAGCGGGTATAAACGCTAATATCTGTTGTTTTTATCAAGGAGGGGCGCCTTTTTCCTCTTGGCTGAATGCTTATGATTCTAACGCATCTATAGAGTGCTACAATTCTTCTAATGGTTCCGATTTTTCAAGAAAAGACAAGCCGTTTAAGGATACGCTGGAATCCGGAGATTGGGACTTAATAACAATACAAAATGGGGCTGTATCCTCTAGGGACTGGAATAGTTTTTCATCAACTTGGTCAAAGATGGTGTCTATTATCAGGAGAAATAGCAAACCTACGACTCTTATAGCTTTCAATTGTGCGTGGGTTCCACCTATAGATGGCGATCTTAGACCATATGAAAACACCAGAGAAGGACAAAAGATGTTCCAGCAAGATATTTATGATAATTATAAAAGATTTTCAGTCTTAAGCGGTATTCCTTATTGTGTACCGACAGGAGCTACTGTATGGGCGATGAGAAATAATTCAAGCCTAGAGGATTCTGACGACTTGTCTCCAGATAACTTGCATTTGAAAAACGGGTTACCTATATACGCTACAGCATCTACTTGGTTTGAGACATTTATCCCTGAAATGTACAATGTATCGATAAATGATATTGATTGGCTTCCTACGGAAGATACTCCTAAAAACATAATCAACACCACTGGTTTTGTTCCTATATCGACAGATCAAAAAAAGTTGATCGTGGAGATAGTAAAGCTTAGTGCATCTGATAGGTATGGTTTTAGCGTTTTATGATATGCCTAATTAATTGTAAAATATATGTACCGTTATCTCTCCTACATATCCGACCTCGCTAACTGGGCCAAGTCCATCGCCATAGCCGCCGTAGTCACGGCGATGGACTTCGTGTCACCGATCGAGAACTTCTTGGTGGTGATCCTGTCGCTAGCCTTCATCGATACGTTTTGGGGGCTGGCTGCGGATCACGGGGATTTCCGGAAGAGCAAGTTTATCCGTAGCTGGGTGTACATGCTAGTCTATTTCCTGATAATTATCATTTCGTTTTGGATAGGCGTGATGATGGATATATCGGAGGATAACGCCAAGGCTTTCGTGTCTTGGATCACGTGGGCGATGATATGGTTTTACGGGACCAATGTCTTGAAGAACATAGGCAAGGTATTCCCGGATAACAAGGTGATAGCCTTCTTGTATTGGGTTGCCGCCGTGAAATTTATCAGCAAGGTCAATTTCTTGGATGAGTATAACAAGACAAAGAATAAAAAAGGCTCCCCAGATCCAAAAGGATAGGGGAGCTGGTGTGAAATCATCGCTGACCATATTTCTCAATAGGGCAGGAGATAAGTAATAAAGTACACAAATGTAATAAAAAAATAACAATGGCAGAGAAAAAAATACCTAGAGGGTTGAGAAACGCAAACCCGGGAAACATTAGGATCAACAGTGATCTCTTTCAAGGAGAGGTTCGACCAAGCAAGGACAAGTCGTTTAAGCAGTTCGAGACTATGGCCTATGGCTATCGGGCGATCTTCAAGATCCTGTCTAACTATTACCGGAACTATAAGCTGGACACGATCCGCAAGATGATAGGAAGATGGGCGCCGGAAAACGAGAATGATACGGACGCTTACATTAAGGCCGTATCCGATTACGCCGGTATCCCGGCTGATGATCCTATCAACATCAACGATCGTGAGCAGATGATCCGGATCGTGGCCGGGATGAGCAAGGTTGAGAATGGGAGAGAGGCTGATATGTCGGATGTTATTGCGGGGTGGAATCTGTTATGAGAGCATGGCAGGTTATATTAATACTAGTGTGCTTGGTAGCCAGTTTCACGGCTGGCTACCATATCCGGGGGGATGTGGCTAGTGATTCGATATCCAAGACCGACACGTCCGCCAAGGTGGATACGATACATGACAGCATCCCGTACCCGGTCTATGAGACACTGGTACAAACAATACCTGAGCCGTTCCCTGTTTATATCACGTTGGACGGTGACACGGTAAAGGAACCTATATATGTCCCGGTGCCGATAACTCAAAAGGAGTACAAGACGGATGATTATAAACTGTCGATTTCGGGTTACAAGCCAAATCTCGATTACATCGAGGTTTATAGAAGGACTGAGTATATAACCAAGACAATGAATCCACGTAGATGGGGAATAGGAGTTATAGCAGGTTATGGGATCGGTAAGAATGGCTTGTCACCCTATGTCGGGATAGGCGGGTTTTATAGAATTTGGTGAGGCTTCCATGGCTCACGCCCGAGAAACCTCTGATAATAGAATGAATGCGTTATATGAATAACAAGGGCTGACGTTTTTTGTTCATGATTAATTTAATATTAGTTTGATGGTGACTTCGTGAGAACGAACCGGAAAGGGAAGATAAAGAAAAAAGAATCTTCCCTAAATAATCGGATCGGAAGTTTGATTATTTTTTCATGCCACGCACGACGGGAAGATTCTTATAAGTCTTTCTGCCGTGCATTTTTTGTGCCCGGCTTTGATAGTAAAACAAACCACGAAATAAAAAGTTTATGAATAAGGTGGAAATTTTTTACAAAAAAGTGATAGAGGCAGTCTGCAAGGAGTGCGGGACCGATCCGGTAATGATGTTTAGCAACAACAAGGAGAAGAACGTTGACGCTAGGGGATTACTTATCGTCATATTGACTGAGAGAAAATTCAGTGAAAGTCTGATATCGGATCTTACAGGATTGACACAACAGGCTGTCAACAGGTTGAAGAATATCTATCCAGACCGTATCAATAGGAGCTACTTCTTACGTGGAGTTTTAAGTTACATAAAGGAGGAATTAGCTGGTTCGTTATAATATCTACAAAAAAACAGCTAAATTATATACAATATTTCTTTGAAATTATATATCTTTGCGTCAAACAAAAGTCACTGTTGCCGCAGTGACTGTTTGCCAACGATATACGTTTAAATAAATTTTGAATTATGAGTGCAAATATAGTAGAAAAGGACGACAAGCGAAGATCTATAACGAAAGAATTTGCTTATGGCGTGTTAAAAGATTGCATTGGAGGTATGTTTACCGCATATTTCAAGGCAATAGATAAATTTAATGTAGAGATAGACCAGACAATACCGGAAGCTCGTGTAAGGCTTTACTCTACATTGCTTAATGCTAAATTAGTAGAGAGTTTTATATTGACATTCCCTGATAATTGGACTAATGGCAAGTATGGGCGTGTGATATTCCGATGGGATGATGTTCAGATCATAATAAAGAAACTCAACGCCAAAGGAAAGCCGTCTTATATACCAACGTTGCTGTCAGATAAGATATTAAGTCAATATCAATCGGATTTGTTTGAAGGTGATGATTCCGCCAAGGCCGAACCTGTTCTTATTTTTGGATACACCAAGGACAAAATGGGACAACTCGTCGATCCTAGAATCGTATATTTCGACAATGATGTTAAATGGGAACTGACAAAGGATGATGTATTGATGAAGCCTGTAACTCATGATATCGTTGAGGATATAGAGGTTCTTATCAAGAAGAGAGGAGAAAGTAAATCTGAATAATAATAAATTGTATATCGTTGGCTATTAAAATATATCAATATTATGGATTATAGACAATTAACTATAGCGAGGGAATATAGGGGATTTACTCAATCCAAGCTCTCCGGTATGATAGAGGGATTGTCTCAATCTAATCTTTCTAAATACGAGAAGGGGCTAGGTACATTATCAGATGATCTTGTCCGTAAGATAATGGAGGTATTGGATTTCCCTATAGGATTTATGGATATATCCGTAGGTAATGATTACGAGAAGAGCTTTAGAAAAAAAGCGAGGCTTAAAGCCATGGATAAATGCCATATCGAGAGATTTGTGGATCTTTTATCTTACAGCGTTGATTATATGACCTCTGATTTGGAGATTCCGGACTATAATTTCCCGAACATAGACATAGAGAGTGGGGTAACTCCGGAGGAGATAGCCATGCATCTAAGGAATAAATTCAGGTTAGGAATAGAACCAATTAATAACATCATAAATTTCTTGGAGAGAAACGGTGTCATAGTTTATGAGTGGGATTGTGAATATGATGATTTCGATGGGGTTTCTTTGATAACCAGAGGAGGCAATCATTTGATTGTTCTCAACAAGAACATGAGTAATGACCGTAAGAGAAGATCGATTGCTCATGAGCTGGGGCATACGATAATGCACAATGATCCAGATATGTTTATTGTATCATCAAGGGACAAGGAGGAGGAGGCTGATCGTTTCGCCTCGGAATTTTTAATGCCTAGGCGTGGCATAGAGTCCTCTTTGCGTGGTATCAAGTTCTCGGATTTACCCGTCCTTAAATCATACTGGAAAGTCTCCATGATGTCTATTGTCGTAAGAGCCAGAAGATTGAATTGTATAGATGACTCTAGGTATAAATATTTTGCGACGGAGATAAGTAGACGTGGATGGAGGCTCAAAGAGCCATATGACGTGCGTCTTGACGAGTCTGTGGTAGTAAGCAAGATGTATACGGCTATGTGTGATGGTTTGGGATATGATATGAAAACCTTGTCGGATGCGATGAATATCCCCTCTGATGTCACTTCCAGCATATTCCTGCCAAAAAGAAAAAATAGATTTTGGATTTCGGTTTAATAAATAATACCATATTACTAAAGCTCAAGCGTCCGTATAAGATATTATGCGGGCGCTTAAATTTTTACAGCAAACTCACAATGATCTAACAACAAGATATTTAATATACAATGGACTTCTCATGATTTTTGTCGTGTCCGGTAATGGTGCCGGATTAACGACAAAAATTAAAGATAATGGATAGAAATTATTTTATCGGTACTCCCGAAGGAGGCAATTCCGGTGGAAGTAAGTTTGACATCATGGCCTTTCTCCCGAGCTTGATGGGTGGCGGTGGAAAATCATTGGACCCCAATTTGGTAGCGGCTTTGATGAACAATAAGGGCAATCAAGACGCTTGGGGCGGTGGTGGTTGCTGGTGGATCTGGATCATCCTCCTGTTCTTCGTATGGGGAGGCTGGGGTGGCAACGGCTTCGGCAACAACGGGGCTAACGGATTACCGGCTCAATTGAACAATGACGCTGGTCGTGAATTGTTGATGAACGCTATCCAAGGAAACGGAACGGCTATCAGCCAATTGTCATCTTCCTTGAATTGCTCAACCCAACAATTACAAAACGCTATCTGCCAGATCCAAGGACAGATCCAGAGCGTGGGTAACCAAGTAGGCTTATCCTCTCAGCAAATCATCAACGCCGTTCAATCCGGTAACAACCAATTGTTGAGCCAGATCGCCTCTTGCTGCTGCGACGTTCGTAACGCTATCACTACGCAAGGTTATGAGAATCAATTGGCCATTGTCAATCAGACGAACACCTTGTCCGGTAACGCCAATACGCAGTTTAACATCCTTGGAGCCAAGATTGACGCTCAAACCCAGATCATCAATGACAAGTTCTGCCAGTTGGAGATGAGAGAGATGCAAAACAAGATCGACACGTTGCGTCAAGAGAAGTCAGCCCTAGAGCTTGGAATCTCTCAGGCCGCACAGACCGCCAACATCGTGTCCCAGCTAAAGGCTCCATGTCCGATACCGGCCTATTTCGTCCCGAATCCCAACTGTTGCAACCCGATGCAGGTACAAGTAACCCGTGAGGGGTGCGGATGCGCGTATAATGGAGGCTTAGTATAAGGAGGCCCTGTCATGACTGCGAGATTAAACGTAAGGACTTGCGTCCCGAGGGTTGACCAGAACGGCATCTATGTCGTGTCAACGACGGGCAAGGCCGTATCCACCCCCGATGGAGAGGAACCAAGGATCGATTTCGGACTCAATCCGTTCGTATGGTGCGCCCTCCCAGATGTTGGGGTATTGATCTGGAGAGTTAGACATCCGGTTACGACCACGGAGGCTTCTTATCCCGTGAACGTTATAGTTCCCAACGGATACGCCACGACAGTCCCGTCACAAGGCGTTCAGGCGGGTACTAGCCGGATTCCGGTTGTTGACCACCATAACGTACAGGTGACAGGGAATGACGTTAACGTCCCTGTGGACTCCGCTAACGGATCGCCTATGTTAGGAGGTTATACAGAGCATATTGTTTGGTTCAATAAGCCTCAGGGGATATTCCGTCTTCTAGGGGTTAAGGCATCAAGCAATCCTACTCCGTCCGCCCAAGTGGGCGATACCAGAGCGGAGGCGAACGTAACGAGAAATAAATAACGAGAACCCGGGATAATACCCGGTTCTCTTTAAATCAAGAAGAAAATGACATTTAAGGAACTAAGAGAAGGCAACCAATATTTTATCCTTCATAAGACAGACAAGCCTTTCTGCGAGGTAGGTAGCGTGGTGGAAACTAAAAACCTGAGACCTAAACCGCAAAATTTCAATACGGGCTACCCTCCCTTGCAACCGGAGATGGTTATCGATCTAACGGTCAAGGTAGGCGACGACATGGTTAAACTATCTTCCGTACCGGCCGATAAGTCCATAGCGGACTATAAGCCTGACAACGGCGAGAAACTGGTATTGGCGTGCGATCTGGCCATGATGAACCAAGAGATAAGCTCCATGTTGCAGAATAGCCGACAGGTATTGGATAGCATAGAGGCCCATAAGTCCATCATAGATAATTGCGAGCTTATGCTTACCCAACTCAATCCCCAGTTCAAGAAGGAGAAAGAGCAGGAGGATAAGATTGCCAATCTTGAGAGCGAGATTGCGGAGATGAAAAGATTGTTTGGTGGCGGTATCGAGGAAATTAAGCAGATTCTTTTTGATAAACAAGGTAATAACAATAAAAAATCAGGATAATATGGGAACATATAGCAGAAAACTGAAGGAGCTGATCGAGGAATTCGACGCCATGGAAGACGAGGATATGTTGGAACTGGCTAAGGAGGCCTATAAGCTTGGCTGTAAGGAAGGAAAGCGGAAGGCCATGGAAGGCTATGGCAACCGTATGGAGGAAGACGATGACGATGAGTTCGAGGACGACGATGAGTTCCGTGAGATGTGGGAACGTGGCGGCTACGGCAACCGTGGCGGCGGTCGTGGATCATCCGGGGGAGGCTATGGCAATCGCCGGGGAGTAAGAGGATCCGGACGTGGACGTAGGTAATAATAATCATGGGAGGGGCGAAAGTCCCTCTCTTAAATCAGCAGATCATGAGATTGGACGCATACGATAAGTTCCCTACGGGAATGAGAGAATACTTAAAGGCGTATGGCTGGCATTTCTCCAAGGCCATGTGCGATTTCGCCGTTTCCCGAATGTGGACGGAGGACGATTCCGGAGAGAGAAAAGAGACTAGAGGTTATACCAAGGAGGACGTGGATAAGATACTGAAGCAATATGGCGTTAAGTTAAGTAAGTCAGAAGGATATGACTATGTCTATGTCGCTAATATGTGCCTGTTCGATTTTCAATCGAGATTGCCATTGAATGAGCAAGGGCTAGCTAGGTATATCAAGGCCGTGATAGATGATCCAGATGGCTATGATGGCATGGTGTTCACAAGGTATTACGCTGATTGCATAGGGTCTGGCACGCCTATAATCTGGGAGGAGATGATGTGATGGGAGGCTGGGGCTACATACTGAGGATATTGAAGGGAGAGTCCCCCAAGGACGTGCTGGCGAGTATGCCGGATAAGGATTTTGACAAGGTATCCGAGGTGGTGGGCAATCTCAAGGCAACCAATCTCACCCGGCAACAAAGGAGGAGGATAGAGCGGGAGTTCAAGACGGTAAGGAGATGATACGACGGGATTACCATATCAAGAGATACGATTGGGTGATCCACGTGCTGTATAACGTCACCTGCTCGAGGATATCCGATATCATAGCCCTATTGAGGAGGGCCGGTTGCCCGGAAAGCAAGATACGGGAGGCTTATGGCAACGTAGGATCCTGCAAGCTGGACGTGGGACTGACCTATTCGAATTACCGCAGCCGGGAATCCGTCATGGTGATAGGCCGGACCTCGTCTTACAGGGAGTTCGCCAATTCCCTGTTCCATGAGTGCCGCCATTTGACGGATCATATGTCCTTGGCCTTGGATATGGAGATCGGAGGGGAGCCTATCGCTTACTTGGCTGGCGATATAGGAGCCTTGATGTCCGATGAGATAAGGATGTTCATCTGCGATTGCCATCGTCACAGGAACGATATAAACGATGAGTTATGGGAAAGAAAAAAGAAGATAAAAAGAAAAAGGAATCCGTAAGACGGGAGATAGACCGCCTCACGGATTCCTTGGATTTCGAGCCTGTCAACTTCTATGAGGTGATGGCTCGGATTAGACACTTGATGTGCCATGAATATTCTATGAATAAGAAATATCGTTAGTATATTCTGGATTTCACTTCCTTTGAGAAAAAAAATAATGGACATAACTATTCGAAAAGCAGATATTTATAAGGAAGTGGAGAAGATTACCTCTATAACTGGTTCCTCTATAAACATGGAGGATGGATCGACCTTGTATGATAAGGTGTGGGCCAATGAATACGATCAAGATATTTTAGATACATTCTGGAGGAATGCTGTAAACACAGTCATATCTCTGTTCATTCGTTATCTGGACAAGGATACGGTAAAACATAATATTATTGAGACTGACAGAGGAGAGATATTTTCCTTGAAAGTAAAGATGCCTGAGCGTTTTGACCGAAGGCTTGAGGGAGGAATTTGCGACTTGGTCTCGGATTTATTGGCTACAATTGTCTTGTCTGGATGGTTTGAGCTAAAATTACCGGAAAAAGTCAAGACCTATAATGATAAGGCGATAGCGTTATCGTCAGAAATAAGAGGAGAACTATTATATCGTGTCTCCCCGGTGCGAGAGAATAGAAAAGACTATGGATTAGATAATTATATATTCGATCAAGTTTATGGCAAATGTACGGATTGTCCTTCACAAGGATGAGATAATGGCAGATATAAAGGCTATAGCCCATGTTACAGGAAGAAGGTTATTGACCCCGGATAATATGGATAAAGCCTCGGATATACAAACACCGGAGGAAGGCCCGGACCTAGATATTGTTGCCCGGGCATTATCTTCCGCCTTTGATAACATAAAGCATGTATGCTCAAGATACCTAAATGTTGGTAGGCTGGAGGATTTTAACAGCCTAGAGGATATATCAGGAGACTATATGATAAATCTCAATATGCCTTTACGTTGGAACTATTCCGCGACATCCCGCATTAAGAGCTTAATGCACGAGCATATTGTTTGCTACGGATTGTACTCTATCTTTGAGAAGACCAATCCTGAGGACGCTACTATTTACTTGGAAAAAGCCAGCGTGCAACTGTCTTTGATAAAACCGGCCCTAGAATTGAGGACCGGTCCGATAAGGAGGAGGATTAATCCGTTTATCTAGGCTTGTTTCTCCATTTTGGAGTATAATATACGGATATGACGGATATCGACTTTTTCCTTGTCAGATTAGCGGTGACCAGAATCCTGAAATATTTGAATGGTGTTCCGCATATTCTAGAAAGATACGGGCCAATAACGCTTCCGACGGGAAAATAAAAGATCCCGTCGATACTAGCGTACAAGACAAATGATATATCGGTCTTGTTGAAAACTCCCCTACAAACAATATTATTGACAGTCTTTAGCATGTCATCCCCCAATTTAATCGGCCTTGTAAGGATAATTCCCTTTTTATTGTCGTTGCTGTCGTTATCTACTTTTGAGGATAGATCTATTATTTTGCTATTGGTTGCTTGTAAAAAGGTCGATGGATAATCTGGAACAGCGTATTTATACGCCGATGATATCGTGCCCCATGTCCCTTGGTTAATGGAATAGACATATGCGTATACCTTATCAGGATTTATTACCATTATTCTCCCGTTCGGATAATCATAGGCCATAAATGCGTCCTTTATGTAATCTTTAAAAGGTGTCATCTGATTTATCTCTCCTGATAGAAGCTCTTTTGTAGCTATCTCTGACAGGGATTTGATAGAAGCGATATCTAGGCTTGGGCCATCGAGGATCGAGGATATAAGCGTGGTATCTCCTCCTGATACTATCATAATGCCTTTCTCGGACGTGAAAGCGACCGCCCCGTCAAGCTGTGTAATAGATCCGGGGTTTGAGCATACGTCCCTGCTCATAGGTTGTTTGGTTGAGTATGTACCATCGGAGGATACTTCCATAGCCCAAATACCATCGGTAGAGAATACCAATAACGGGAATTGTCCGAATTGTCCGGTGGATATAGGTCTTGTCGTGGAAGTTATCCCAAGGATTTTACCTACCCCAACGGTATTTATCCCTTTCAATGGAAAATAAAAGGGATTATTGACCTCGGAGGTATATAGTTTGTTGGGTTGGATGATTGACTTGTCCTCGGTCTCGATTGAATTATTATAAAATCCAAAAGAAAGGTCGTTAAACGGCCTTGCGTAATATGCGCCATTGAGCAAGGAATGCGGAGATAAGAAAACCTCCTCGGTATCGATTGCGCTACCTCTTTCAATAACCATACGATATGCGTCAGTATCGGGATAATATAGGTAATATATATACCCATCTAATGGTATATTGGTCTGCGATTTTACGACTATTTCTTTCCCCTCTTTCTTGATATGCGTATATACGGAGAAAGAATTGGCCGCCGTGTTGGAATAGCATACCATACTGTCTAGAGGATATCCGTCAAATAGTGTCGCTTTTACTCCGGCTATATTGAGCCTTGAATTGTACGGGTAGATAAAAGATGGCAATAAGGAATGGTTGCCGATATAAGTGTCATCCAGTCTTTCTCTTGTCTCTAGATTCTCCCAATCCCCTACAATGATAGCCTCTCTCTCCCCATAGGTTATATTGTCTATATTTATTGAATCTATTTTATAGAAAAGAGAGATAGAGGAAATATCGTCTATTGCGTTATCCTTGCGTGGCAGTTCCAATATAAGATCATTCTCAAATATATCCGGTGTGTCTGAATATGCGTTTTGATACGCTTCCTTGAAATTAAGTTTCCCGTATTTATTGTCTGTCGGTCTTTTTACTATGCCCCAAAAAGAATAAGGAAGCTGTGTGTTATTTAATGATTTTATGTTGTCGATACTACCAGATTGGTCGAATGTGTATATCGGCGCAGATATAAATATATCAATAGACTTGATGATATCGTTCCATGACGCTAGACTAGAGGATGGTTCGGATATAAACCTGTCTAATCCTCCGGTAATCGACAATACACGTCCTTTAATAGTGTGTATCGCTAACGTCTCCATCTCCTCTTCTCTATCTGTCCCGGGATGTACGATGACGGTGTCTGTTGAGGCTTCGTATGTAATGGCGGCCATTGGAGCCATGTCCGATGATGGTATCATTAAAATAGGAGCTGAATGCATGGTATAATTCCCATCATACAACCTATATGCGTATCGTACAAAGAAGGGGAATATAAACGAGCTATTGCTCCTTGATTTGTTGTTGATAAATTCTATGGCTCTAGCCATTACCGTATCAGTTATAGCTCTTTTATTGTTATCGGTTAAATTGTTTAAGACATCGATGACAGCTATTTTATCCGGTAACTCAATAGAGAATAAATCAGATCTAGCGACATTCCCTCTTAATCCAAATGATATTGACAGGAAGGGAGGCTTCTCGCCAAGGTATTGATATCCATCGTCTTTTAACAAGATATATGACATTCTCTTGTCCGTAAGGATGATCAATGTATTCCCTATGCTGGTGATCTTTTCCCATCTTTCTTCGCCTTGAAGCGTGTAATCAATGGGGACTTCTTCCCTTTCAGAGGCGTCAGACAGCTCAAACCCTATCAGATGATCGCTTTTTGAGCAGATAAATATTTTTCTGGAAGATGTATTATGGACAAATAGCAAGTTCTCATCTGTATTTAGAGTTAGGAATGGTTCTGGGAATGTCACCGCTCTCATGCTTCCGTTCTCGGATATCAAGTTTAAGGATATATCCAAGTCTCCATCGTTACAATCAAGGTTCGATGTATTGGCGGATAAGCCTGTTAATCTGATATTGCTCTCTTCCATGTTTTTTGAGGTAAAATTATCGCCGGATATCATAAATCCAGCGATAAAACTTGTTTGATAACAAGGTTATTGATCTGGCTCGATGATCCGTCTTGTTATAATTGGAGTCCTCTCATTCTCCGTTGCTCCAAGCCTGAAAGACAAAGAAGGCTTGAACAAGTCTTTCCCTTTTATATCGGGAAGCCTATAGACATTATTGGTCACGTTTGAGCAATGGAAACGATAGTGGTTCCCTTTGACAGAGAATGGACGTATACCATCAGGATCTTTTTGGATATAGAGGTTCCCGTTATCATCTATGACGAATGATATGGAATCGTAGTTGCGCAAACCTATTATTTTTGCGGCAGGGCTTAATATCTCAATTAGCCCGCTCTTATGAAACCTTATGTGAGGCTTTACCAATCTTGTTATTATTCGCATATCTCGAAATATTTAATTCCATTTGTTTCTTTCTCTCTTACTTTTAATATCCTAGAACCATGAATATTTATACCGGTAATAGCGATGAAGTACTCAAGTGAAGGAACCGTGAAAAAAAATTTTCCGGGGGTGTCTCTTTCCCCTGTGCGTTCGACCATGTTACATTGTGTCTTGAATGTCTCAGATGGGGTCCTTTTTATTATGGCGAACTTGTCGCTTCCCTTTAGCTTAACAATTTGGATAAAAGCGGGATGCCCCTTCTTGAAATTCATCTTTTTGAATAATTTTCTGCCTATTTTGGCGAACTGATTCTTTTTATTGTAAATCTCGATATACATGGTTTTATATTTAATCGTTTAACATTTATACTTGCTTGGCACTTGATGTGCCTGTTATGATATCTCTGAAATTAGGCAACTGCAAATAGAACGAGAATCTGCTTAACGGTCTCCATCGTTCAAGCAATGATTGGTTGCACTCATTCCATCCATCTTTTCCGAAGCGGATATCCAAGGCATTAGTTATCTTACGCACGATAGACTGGATGTATGGTACATTTGCCCTGTTCCCAATGGAAGGGGTATAAATACATATTTTGTATATTCCTCCATTAATACAATCCCAGCTTCCCCTATAAAAAGTGATATGGGCTTTGTCTAGTATTGCCTCGTCTGACAAGCTTATAAATCCGTTGTAACATCCGACATACCTAGCTTCGAATACTTTTAACCCAGTGGACGAGCGAAGAAGCTTTTTCAATCCTCTCTCGTCCCGGACAATTTGGCTTATTCCCATGAATATATCATTTAATCTATGTCGGCCTTTTATTTTTTTTGATTAACCCATTAAGTATCTTGGTCGCCAATAACGGATCTTTATCCATTAAAATGTTCCATGCTTTTATTCCGGGTTTCACCCTAGAATAATGATGTAGCACTATATTGTTGGCTTTATCCAGTCTTCCGGTTCCATATATCCATAACATCCCGGGATATAACTGGAAGTTTTTCATAATCTTCTTTGCTTGTCTTAATCTCATAATTTATTGTTTTAAATACTTATCTATATAATATTCACGAGGTTTGCATCTTACAATATGATAATCTATCTGATATGTATTACATGCTAAAGAGTTATTGAAAGCAATTTCTTTGTTTGGATACACCATATCAATACATGTTTTGGGGAATGGATGTCCTTTTATCCACTCTTCAATGTCATCATACCAATTTGGTATGAGGGCATGAGGATCAAAGATGTTCTTGCTTATTCCTATGAGTTTATTTCTCCTCTTATTGAGGATGTCAATTCTATGATGGTAACAACTAATTTGCTGGTCAATATCTCTCCTAATACGTTCTATTCGATCTGTTTTATTCATATTCTTCTTAGTTGTGAACGGAGTGACGGGCGTGTCTTTGGCAAATGGATTATCGTTAAATACGTCCATGATTTCTTACTGTTTAGCTATCAATTTCAATCTATATCCTAAGTTGTTAGTTTTCTCATCCTTATCTATCAGATGAGAGTACAATTCATCCATTATGATATAAAATATCACTTTGGGCAAAGGCTTTTGAAGGTAATTTGCGAAGTCTTCAAACAATAAATGTTTTGGGGTTACTTCTTTTATTTCTTCAAAACATTCATGCAATGGCTTAAATGATAAGCCATGTTTTTGGGGATTTGTCAACAGTTCCTTGTAGGCGTTGACTGTTTCTGGTGATAATACCATTTCGTACTTTATATTCTTAGCTGTTAGATATTTGAAATTCAATCAGTTTTTTGTCTCCGTCTTTCATGCCATTAAAAACATGTGACAAATCTTCCGAAATAATGTCCGATGCCTCCTTCTCTGTTGTGGCAACAATCTTTACGCCCGTAACTACGTTTGATATAATAAAGCCGTTTTTAGCCTTTTCTACTGTAATTTCTGTTTTCATACTTATTCATTCTTAATTATGAGCCTTTCCATGAAGGCTCGGTTAATACTATTCCTCTAGATCGGGAATATGGCACCAATGGGTAATCTCCCCGAATACCTTATAAGCGTTCTCCCCGTAAACGATAAAGCCGCTATCCTTGCCATGTAGGTAAGCGGTGGCTTTGCCCCCGTACTCACCTCTAACCAAGACTATGTCTTGATTTTCCGGTAGACGTTCCTTCACGCTTACCCACGGTGATTGCTTTGCCTGCCATTCGGCACCTGCTATAAAGCCGTGGTAATATGCAGGGAATGCACTACCGCTACTCCTGCTTTCAGCGAAGAAATGAGCCGCTTCTTCTACCGTCTGTCTCTTATCAATATCTCTTTCCATTGTTAATGCTTATTGTTTAAATATCCACATTCCGCAAGCTTACAGAGCATACCATAGGCTACATTTAAGATTGTTACATTCTCGTTGAAATAGAACGATAAATCCTCTAACACCTCAAACTTACCAAATAAATCAATTTTATCATATCTGAAAATCATTTCTGATATGTACCAATTCAATGTATAGTCATCTATCTGTTTTGGCATGAGAGCCAACATATCTTGCAAGGTAAATGTCTTGCCACTCTCATTATACTGTTTAGCATAAAAATTAACACAGACTGGTATAAACTCGATTTCATCATCTTCGCTATAATCACAACTTGGATGGGTGCTTATAAACTTCATGCTTGCACTGCTCACGTCAATACCTAATTTAATAAGGTGTTGCATTTGTTCTACTGATAATACCTGTTCATTCATAATCATTCAGTTCTATAGGATTTACCACTAAATTTCTCATCGCCATCTACCAATATATGATAACTGATATAAGGCTTGTTCTCTTTATCGTTATGCTCTTTGCGCTTAACTCTCGCTTCTTCGATTGTATCACATTTACACATGGTGTATTCGGGATAACCATCGAAGTATCTTACGACTCTATATTCTTTGCTCATATTTATTTATCTGTTAGGAATTTCTTATTCAAGTGACCTCTCTTGATGAGCCACTCTATAGCGTCAATCACATTGTCCATCAAGTTCTCCTTGTTGAAGGAGTTTGCGCAAGTATAAGTCTTGTCGCCTTCCTCATCCTCGATCTTGTCCGATGCGTACATGAGTTCAACGAAATTTCCGGATAGGTAATAAATCATTCCGTCTATATCGTCTTGGTACGATTTTGGCATCATGTCTATTAAAGCCGATAGAGACCAAGCCGGGAATGCCATATCTTGACCCACGTGCCCTTCAATCCTTCTATATTCAAATGCGACCGGACATTCGAACTCGTCAAGATACATGTCCGCCGTCTCCGGTCTCATCCCGGCCTCTAATAGCCGGGATGATTGTTCTTTTGTTGTGCAAATTTGATTCATATTATAATTCGTTGTTAAAATATTCCTTATTATCCATATTTACCCCTCCTGTATTATGACATCCCCATCCTTATCCGTGAACACGTCCACTAAATCGTAGTAATATTCCTTATCCGACGTGCGGATCATTACCTCCGCTTCCGGGTCTTGCTCTTGGAGAAGAGCGATTAGTTCTTTATTTCTCATATCAATTTGGATTAAATAGTTAATTACCCGGCTTTCTCAAAAGCCTTATTGAACACCCTCGGATCAAGTATAGCGTTCGTTATCGCCGTGAACGCCTTCACGATCTCGGGCTGCTCATTTAAGTTTATTTTTACGTCCTTCCCGGTGACCTCGCTTGATAACCGGTCACTTAGGAACTCTACCCTGCCCAAATCTAGATAGGACAGGGGATTGTACGCCAACGGGACGATCCCCCGCATCCTTTCGCCGAAATCGTATATCGTGATCCTAGACATCTGCGCAATCATGTTTATCGTGGATGACAAGGATGCTATCCTGTTCGCCGAACCGGATACCCCGTGATCCAGCAATATCTGGCTGATCGTGTAGTAATACCGGTCTATATGAGGCTGCACGTCCTCCTCCATGCTTTGCGTTATCTCGGCGAACGCCTCCTTGTTGGCCTTGGCTATCCGGAAGATGTTGGTGTTATAAGCGTTTATCCCCCTCTCGATAGCGTTGGCCGTCCGTTTTGCGTTATGCCTGTAGTGCTCGCTATTCCTTATGGCCTCCATGAGTGATACCGTGTAGTTATACACTTGGTCGTTCAAGAAAAGCACCATGTAGGTTAGCGAGGTGACAAGGCCGTTCGTGTCCTTGTCGATCTCTTCCCAATCGTTGTATTGTTTCATTCCTCCATCCTCCTGATCATATAATCAACAACGTCCTTTACGGTATGGCATCGTCCGAGATCATCATCAGGGATCAATATGCCAAACTCTTTCTCCAGCTCCATCAATATCTCTACCTCGTCAAGACTGTCCATCCATAGATCATCCTCCAGCTTGGATTCTATCGTAAGTGGCGTATCTTTGTAAAAAAGTCTACTCTTTATGATCTCAAATACTTTGTTCTTTATAGTTTCTTTTTCCATTGATGTAATTATTTTTTATTGCTCTCATCATGGATGAATGTAGCTTTCAACTATGATGAAAGGTTGATGTTTCTATCGCCTTGAATATCTCAAATGCTACTTGTGGGACGATGGCGTTTCCGTAGGCTTTTATGGATTCTTGTCTCCATTTTGTGAAAGGAATGGCAAGGTAGTCCACATCAAAGGGTAACCCATCATATCTTCTACAAACAGGGGGTTGAGTTGGGAAGTCTTTCCATCGTTTTGCTGACAATGCTGGCCAATCATTACTGGTATATTGCATAAGGCATCGTCTCTTCTTTTCCCGTTCTTCCGAACTAACCCTGTCGGTGATACCGATGGTTGATAGTCTCTCATTGTCGGAGTCGGCAAAAGCCTTGATACAGCAAGATCGTTCAACTCCATTGTCCAGCCTTGCGATATTTTCCTCCTCGATCTCTCGTCCGTTATTTTTGAGCCATTTTTGTAGCTTCTCGCCGTAGGTGTCGGTAACATCTTTTTGTAGGCCGCCTCCGGTAATCCCTGTTGTTTGCTGTTCGGACCCCTTCGCTTGAAATCTTGTGCCGTTGGAGTGGGAAGTAGACTCACGTCCATGAATTTCGTTTTCCCGTTCTTGTCGCAAATCTTCAATCCTTGCGTCTGAACGATCGGAAGCAATGAACCATACCCTGTCCCTCTTGTGCGGCGCTCCGACACCGCAAGCTGGAATAAGAATCGGCTGGACGGAATATCCCTCACGCTCAAGATCTCGGCAGACGGTCTCGATAACGTATTCTTGCTCGAGTAGCGTTTCCTTGTCAGACGTTTCAAACAAAGAGGCTTGACTTTCCACCGTAACCTCACTGCCGGGTTGTACCATGCTGGTGATTCCAGCAACGTTCTCACCAATGACCCAAGCGGGTCGTATCTCCCGTATTGCCCGAAGCATTTCCGGCCAGAGATAACGGTCATCTTCCGCTCCCCTTCGCTTTCCCGCCGTTGAAAATGGCTGGCAAGGAAACCCTCCTGTGAGTACGTCAACCTTCCCTCTCCACGGAGCGAAATCAGTTCTTGTAATATCGTCATATTGAATGCTTTTTGGAAAATGAAATCTCAGTACCTTTTGGCACCACTCGTTAATCTCGCAATGGAACAGGTTCTCCCATCCCATCCATTCGGCGGCAAGGTCAAATCCGCCCACGCCAGAAAATAATGATCCATGTGTCATGTCTCTCTCGTTTTAGCAAAAACTACGCTTTCATGGTCCGGCCTCAGATGGGCCATGCAAGCCTTGCTGTACTCGCAAAATCTCGCTCCATCGTCCCGGAAGACGCATCCCCTGCACGGGATCTTGTTCTGCCCGTTGTAGTACGGGCTGTATTTTCCCACGACAATTTTCATGTCTCCTACCAACACGATCAAACCGATAGGGGTGTTTCTCAATCTCTCTGTTATTTCCATGTTACTCTATATCAGTTTTCTTTACCATTAACGGGTATGTTTGAATCATCTTTTTGAATATTCTCGGAAAAAGCCTTGGCTAATGTTAAATATTCCGGACAGGGCACGGCCTTGCGCCCCCATTCTTCCCATTGCTCATCACGCTTTTTGCGCTGTATTTCCCGATCGTAGGCTTCTAGCTGTTGGCGGCGATAAACCTTGAAGTCTATCAGGGCACGGCTTATCATCATGGGGTCTACATTGCCATAAAAAACGCCAAATGATCCTCCCTTTAACATGTGGAAAAACAATAGCAATTCCGAGGCTTTCAGAAAGTAATACTCGGTCTCAATGATCCCGGCAAGCTCTATCATTTGGTTTGTATCTATCTTCCCATTTACGCCAGTGAAATCGTTAAGGTTCTCCAATTGAGCCATTATCCAAGCGGATACCTGCTTCTCTGGGTAAGCTTGCAAGAGAGTGGCTATTGAAGGTGCCTCCCCCATGAATGATCTTTCCTTGTTCTGGGCGCAAACCTTTTGCAGCGAAGGGTTGAAGGTCTTAGCGAAGCATAATCCATCACCGTAACGCTCAATCACTCTTACCGCAATCAGAGAAGGCTTCTTGGAAATATCCGGCAAGTCTTGACTTTCTATCCGTATCCCTATCTTGTTTACATGTTCCATTGCTATTTTCGTTTGATTTGATCCTCAAATTAATTTTGAGCCAAGACGCGAAGTGACTCCTTGCGTCTTTGGGAGACTTCATACCAACATCCCGGCAAGCCATATCCTTGAAGAATTCGTCCAGATAGTCTTTGAACTGAGAGGTGCTTATGTATTGCTGCATGCATACCGTCTCGATCCAAGCGATATTAGCCTCCAAAATCTTTTTACACTCATCCAAAGGTTTCTCAACCAAATCAGGGTTGAATCCGGGATGAGATGGGGTGAGAGGAGAGCCTTTAGGCTCGTTTTTCTTATTACTCTCGCTAGAGAGTAATTCTTTTTTTTTCTTTACTTTACTTTTACTTTGTGTACTTTTTGCGGAGTTTATTGGCTTTTCTTCGGAAGAAATAATCTTTTCTTCGGAAGAAATAAGGGAAAATTCCGAAATTTCACTATTTCTTCTGCACAAATCGCAGATCTTTTTATACCGTTCCTGTATCCCTTTCGAAGTCAATATTCCATCAGACACATATAATTCATTATGAAATAACCCCAGCTTCAAGCAGCTATTAATTACCTCTAGTATATACGCCTCTTCGAACCCGGTTTGTTCCGATATAATGAATGGCAACTCTTTGTCCCACCTCATGTAGTACCCATCTTTGTAGATAATACATAGCAGGAGAGTATATACTGTTACGGCTTTACCACTTTGATACTTGATCAGTTTTCTAATGCGAATGTCTTGGAATAAATCAATATCGAAAGGGAAATAGTCAAGACCGTTTTTTTTGTTTCGTCCCATGCTTGTTTCTTTTTAGATATGCCATTTTTTATGTAGTTTTATTTTTTTAGACAATACAATATACTCCCCGGCCTAGACCGGGGCTTTTAAAATCTTAATATGTCAATCGTATTATGCTACAGGGATGAATACAGCAGGATTGTTTTTCTTTTCGTATAGTTTGCGGAGATAGTCAATAAGAGGATCGAAGGCGGTAATGAATCCCTCGTTTATCAGATCGGCAATTTTCTTCTCCAGTTGCCACAATTCACGTTGCTTTCTTTCGTCACCGTGCTTGTTACGCAACAACTTCTCATGCCCATTGAAGATTATCCAGTTCAAAGCCTCTCCGATCTTCTTCATCGCCTTTGGCATGTAATCTTTCGGAACGATCTTCATGACAGCCGAGGACAATTCCTTGTAAGCGTCACCTGCATCGTTGCGGTAGCGTATCATTTCGTCAGACACGAATTTAAGTACGTGATATTCAAATTTTGGACTTAAATACATGGCAAATTTTATAAACAAGATTGGATGCATCCATGTCCCACCATTTTTCTTGCCTCTGCACGTCTTGGATAGCGCATTTTTTAATTCCGTAAATTCTACGGATTTAAAATCTAGCTCATTTTTAGCTATTTCAGACATTAGTTGAGTTAAATTTGTGCTTTTCCAAAAGTTATCAAGGTCTCTTGTTTTTAAATCCCCGAAATTCTGGGATTTAGTTTTAATCGATTCATTCCATTGTTTTAAAAGGTTCGTTGCGTTAAAATAACCGTCACTTGTTCGTTGGATAACATTAAACTTGCCTATCTTTCGAACCATTTCTTGGCTTGTTTTCATATCTTTATTCTTTAAATTATTTCAAAGAAAAAGGGGCAAATCCATATACTCCCAATGTGCAAGACGGAATATATAGAAATGCCCTAAAAAATATCTTTATTCGACCATTAGTCTTGCATATAATGATCGTTTAATTCTTAGCTTGTACCGTAAAGGTAATGACAATTATCAAGGTGCGCAATAGGGGGCTTATACATTTTATGTCCTTTTGTTATCAAATGTTTATAAGATGGATAAAAGTTGATTTTGCAAGCAAAACCAAATGTGTTTCGACTTTGATATCTATTTCATATCGAGTTTGATATATGATTCGATATATGAATTAGATACTTGTTTTAATGTAAGTAATTGTTACTTATATGTTTGCTTATATACTATGATTAGTATCATCGAAACGTTACGATCAATTGGTTTAGTCAACTATGTTTATCAACTTTTTTACCTACAATATTATTTGATTCATTAAATATATTTAACCAAGTAATATCCCCTATTTGATAGTCCTCTTGATCTCGTCCATCAACCTCTCTGTTATCCTCTTGTCGTGCCACTCATGCCATTCAGTGAATAGCCCCTTGGCGGCAATGAAGAAGAAGCATGAGTTCTTTAGCTCCGTCTCTTGCGAAGACGTGATGCGTGCCCATTTTAGCTGGTTCTTCACGTGCTCCAGTTCCTTGGAAAGCTGGTCGTTCTCCTTGGATAGGCGGTTGATGCGGATAGTTTGTTGACGTGCTGTTGGAGTACTCATAGCGCACCTCCTTCCAGCCCGGCTAAAATGAATGCGGACATGAATAAGATTAGTACCTTGACATAGCCGATAACGTCGTTCTTGTTATCGCACTCGAGCAAGCCGAATGACATGAAGGTTAATAGCTTGGCGATGGATCGCCATGATAGGAAGCTCGTTTCGTGAGCGGACGTGGTTGTGCAATTACTGTTGTTCGTTACACTCGCAGATTTCATAGGACTTGGCATGTTAATGAAATTTGAGTATATAAAAAAGGCTATCGCCCCACGAACCGCCAAGTCCAAGTTAAAACACAAGTGTCGTAACCCATGTGGATTGATAGCCTTTATATCTTTGTAGATATAACACGCCATGTCTAGCCATAAAAATAGCTACGACAAACTTGTTTTCTAATACTTGAACTGGCGGGTTCACTGCAAAGATACAACTCAAATTCAAAATGCCAAATGATTTTATGAAAAAAGCGGAAAAGATACTTTCTGTTCCGCTTCGTTAATCAATGATTGGGTGAAATTTTAATCTAAATCGATCACGTCATGCAATGCCATTATCTTATAGGCGGCTGGTTTCCCTTGTACCGTCTGAACGATCACGTCAACGATGTAACCTTTCAGCATTGGATTTTGAGCCGATCTTAGAATATCGTCCTCTAGCGTGTCAGAGTCAAACACTAATCCTAATTTCCTGTCTGATATAGCGTCAATAACTCCTTTGTTACCTCTGTCAGCGCCATCCTTCCTGACTTGATATATGGTCATCAATTGTTTCCTGTAGATATCTCCCTCATTGGATAGCGCCTTTCTCTCCTTTAATGCGTTATCCGATTGGTTTTGTATACCGTTGCCTTCAATATGATTGAATGTACATCCCTCGAAAATGACATTGCCTGCGTTGTCGTTGATTACTTGGACGGTCATTAAGCCGTTCCTGTCATTTGCCGGTATGGACACCATATCATGAACGCCTTTAAGTTCCGGTACGTTCAACTCAGGTTCGTCGCCTTTAGACAAGACGAAATAATCATAGATACTTTTAATGTGCTTGGCGAAGTCAAGTATCAAATTAGAATTTTCCACGAATGGAATAACCGCCAAGGACGCTAGCTCTACAAGATGTATGTCAATGCTTCCCTCTATTATTTTACTGACATATAGTTTTGCGTTAGCCTCCTCTTTTGACTTCCCGTTCTTTTGGGCGAAGTTAGAGAACAGCGTTCCAAAAGCGCTCATCGTTTTCGTGAAATCTGAGACATCTACAGGCTGAGAGTTCTTTATGTGAATCCTTAAAACGTTATTATTATTCATGACTGTTTTTTTTTGAAAGATACTATTCATTTTCAAAACACCAAACAAATTGAAGTTTTTTTAGAACCACGGGATATATCCCGGTGGCGTGTTGTCCTTATCCTTGAATCTTTTTAGATGCTCTTCCACGTTCAATCCCTCCCTTACGAGGATGATCGTGTTCTTGTCAACCCTTACGGGTATCCTCTTGAATTGAGGCTCCGGGAGTATATCCCCGTTTGCCTTCGTGTTCGCTTTGATCGTTCTCATATAAGTTATCGTTTATAGTTGTCGCAATACCGGAGGGCGTTCGCTACCCTCCCGGTGTTCAATATCTCGCACCATATGGCCAGACCCTTGTGAGGCTTGCCGTGCACGCAATCGGCGCATCTGATACGCTCGGGTTGCTTGGTTGGTTTCTTAGCCATTATTATAAGGTTATGATTTTTATCTCTACCCTAGGGTTGCCCTTGTCTATGAACTTACGGGCGTGAATGGCGCAACAGTTGTTGTCGTTCTTGATACACTTGATCTTTTGAAGTACGTCCAGTTGAAGTTTCAAGACGTTGTCCAAATCGCTTCTTTTACTAGGATAGTATACATCGATGTGGAACTCAAAAGGCTCGTCGATATTCAAGTCCCTCAATTTGCCGGATTGCCATATGAAACTTTCCTCGTATTCCTTCAACGCCTTGGTCTTACCTAGTTGGGAATGACCGTTGACGTGTATGATCTTGTATTGGTTGGCCTTGGAAGGGGCGTTCCCTAAAATGGTCGCTGTATATTCCTTCATTTATATTTATCATCAATAAAAATTAATACTATGTACAATATCGCCATAATAGCGAATACGAATGTCAAGATGCCGAAGGCACCGGACAGGATTTGAAAAATGTCACTCATAATCGTAATTGTCAAAAACTTCCGGATCGTAATCCGGAATGTAGTTACCGAAATCCATGATTGTCATTTGTTATTCGTGATGGTAGCGGGACTCGAACCCGCATGAGTTGCTGAAATTCCAAATAGGAAAGGACAAAACTACATTCTCTCGATAGTCACAAACCTTAGCGTCTACCAATTTCGCCATACCACCGTGTTTACCCCGCATATCCTCACGGGCGGCGGGGATAATCATTACTAAACTAAATCTAATACCATGAAAAACACACTAATATCAATATCAAACCTCTAACTCTTCAATTAAGAGTTGTCCACATCCCATGAACCATACTTGGGAAGCTGGTGATTTCTGGAGCAAGGCGATCTCTATTGCGGCCTCCTTGAACTTGCTCTTGTCATGCCCGGCCTTTTGCCTGATGAAGGATTGCGTTCTCGTAATGAGATCTCCGTCCCCTTCCTTGGGATCACGGGTTATGATATCCTTGCACTCTCTCATCTTATCCTCTATTGATTTAGAGGTGTCGGACAATGATTTCTCTATCTCTTTTTTATCGATATCTACAACTCTCTTATTGACATCCGCGTTGAACGGGAATACGTCCATGATCATTGTCTCCGTGACAGAGGCTATGGTGTAATCCGCCATTGTCCCCTTCATGCCTTCTTCTAGCACGGTTATGGCCTCTTTTAGACTAGAGGCTTGGGCAAGCATTTGTGCGGCGGTTTTCTTTTCCGCTCCGCTCTTCTCGTCCAACGTTATAAAATAAACCTTGATCTTATAGAACCGGTCACCATTCTCGTTGAAGAATAATTCGGATAAACGAGCTCGTTTAATGTCTGTTACCGTGAACTCACCCGTGATGAAGGGGCGGATCTCCTCGATGATTTTTGCTTCCGCTTCCGTAAAACTTAAGCTATCAACTAAATATTCTTCTGTTACCCGTTTTTGATTGCCATTTTCTAATAATTTTTCAAATGACACTTTACATGAAAAATATGTTCTTGCCATAATTATTTATTTTTTATAAATTCCCACCTAAAACCTCCAGCTTGTCTATTTTTACCTTGACATACGCAAGATATGTTTTGACTTTTTATCCCTGTTGATTTGGCCGCTTGTGATATTGATTCAAATTCTCTTATATTATTTCCTTTATTATCAATTTGAATAACAGGTTTACCCGGCGCAAATTTCTTTTTTAAAATATCTCTTCTGTGTATCTGGTTTTCAGAAGAGTCACACCATTCTATATTTGATAGATTGTTATTGGTCTTATTTCCATCAATATGATTTACTTGATTTTTGAAAATATCACGGGGTAGGAACGATTTAGCTACTAATCTGTGAATAAGAAAACGTTTATATTTCCCATTCTTAAATAGTGTCACTGTTAGATATCCTTTACTATGCTTGCCAAGCGATAGAATTTGGGCATTTCTTTTATATCTTCCAGTCCCTTTACTTTCAAATATCCTTTCCTTAGACCTAACTCTACCCATATTAGAAACTTGATATAACCCTTCGTATCCAACTATATCTTTCCAAATTTCATCCATATTTATATCATGTATTGTGCATATTGTTAATAGTTTACGTTATACTTCTTTCTCTCGTATTGTGGTACATACCCCTTACAAGGGGTGTTCCCCACAAATAAGACCGATTCCGGCCTTACAGTTTCCCCTTCTTTTTTAGACGGGTATTTCCAATGTTTTTGCCGTTGATGGCAGAGGCAATGCTTTTTAGAGCAAGCCTCATTGAGGCAGTATTTAAGATCTCTCATTTCTTTTATAGGTTTCCAGCTTCTTGACCTCTTTTTTAAGGAGTCTAACAGCATCCTTGTATCTGACGCTGCCATAAGAAGCGGTAGTAATAATGTTGGTATGCCTCACGATCTTGTCGATCAGGTAATTTGGAGGCCTGTCGCTTTTTCTCATGATTAAAAATTCGAAAGGTTTCTCATGAAATCGTATTCGGATATATCACGAAGAAATACCGAGAAAAGCACGTCCTTCACACGCTCGTAGAGATCCATGAACTCGGCCTCGTCCATCTTGTCGAAGGCTATCGACTTCGGGATCTCTATCCATTCCTTACGTGATATGCTATAGGCCGTATCGCAATGCCCGGCGGCGATCTCTACGGTCTTCCGGAAGCACTCCACGCTCTCCTTGAAATGCGCCGTGGTCTTCTCGTTCTGGTAAGACCATGCGCAATTTATCAAGGCGAAATACTTCTTTAGGAAGTCGTAGTTCCGTGCCAGCGTTATCTTGGCCTTGTATATCTTACCTAGCTTGAGTTTTTTCTTCTCGTCATAGTCGGAATCATAGCATGGCCTCAATCCGCTGGCGGTGTTGAGCAAGTATAGTTCCATGATTAAAAGGGGAGATCCGAATCATCGACCGATGGGGCGTTGTTGATATCCTCCGGTGAGGGGATATTGCTCTTGAACGTGGATTCCATCAAGTCACCTATGCCATAATAAACGCCTTCCTTTCGCTCCTCTTTCCTTGGGGCGCAAGACACATAATGCGTATAGGTGCGGTTGTCGAACGTGACAGGCTCTTTTTTCTCCCCGATCGAGATATTGAGGAAGATCTTCTCTCCCTTGGCCGTCATTACTTTTTTCATCAACTCCTTCGGTATGTCGCTCAAGCAGATTGAGCCGTATAAATTTGCCATAATGTTTATGATTTTAAATTTTAGATTTATAAGCGGGGCGGTCGGTTATTCGCTACGGCAGGGATAACCACCGTCCCGTAGCCACGGCATGCGTGGATTATTTTTTGTTGAATGTTATAGAATATGACATCTTAGCCATCCTTATCGCCGGATGGATCGTGTATATCTCCCCGGTCTCGTCATCAATGACCGTGGTATTATCCGGCACCGTCTTTAGGAACGCCTCCCGTTCTTTTATCTTGGCATCGAGAAGCATCCTTTCCTTGACCAGCCTAGCGTAGACTGGGTCATTGCAATTGGAGTGGTCGTAGGATACGCCTGTCTCCTTTATCTTGACCGTGGCCCCGTTCCAAGAGCGCTCCTTTCCGTATTTCTCGATCTCGGAAAGGACGGCGTCCTTCATCCGGTCATCGTCCAGCGTCCTCTTGATGGTCTCTTGCATCGCCTTTAACTTGACGACGTGTGATACGGGATCTACCTCTCCTTCCAATACCGGGTTCAAAAGTTCTACTGATAAATCCTCGATCTCGCTTTTCGTTAGCGGAGTCTTGCCGCTTAGCTCTAGTTCTTTGCTCATGATAGGTTATTGTTTATTTTATAGTTGTTGTATATCTCGATAATGGATTCCATTTCCACCTTTCCGACGATGTAGGACTTGTTTATAAGGCTCTCCACGGAGAAAGACTGGTTGGATTCCTTGGCCTTCTTCTCGTTCTTGTATATCCACTTAGATATGGATTCCATGGCACTCTCATTATTTATATGATCTCTCGTAAGCTCTTTCTTCTCGTTGGAGTTAGCCTTTTTAGGCTGCTCTTTAGGCTGCTCCTTTTGGGCGGTATTACCGCTCGCTATGTTAGCGTCCTCGTCATCGTCAGCCACGATGCCTAGGATGGCGCAAAAGGCGTATCTCTTGGCGTACGTGATGGCCGATCCTATGGATTGAGCGTCCGCCGTATTGGATGGCATCCTTACCTTGGACGATATCCATTGACCGGAGGAATGAAGCAGTATGGTCCGGATAGAGTAATCATCCTCTATTAGCTGACATACTGAAAGTTCATTGTCGGCTAATGGCTGTTTCGCCGCCCTTTTGCATTCGGATAGGTCCGCGTACTTAAACTTGTATTCTCCTCCCGTTTTAGTCCTTACCTTGACCTCGGAATTGAGGCTTGGTTGCTCTAGCGATCCTTGGAACTTGGCCAACGCTATCGCTAATTTGTCAATCTCTTCTGATTTGTCCATGTTATCGTGTATTTAATTCGTCAGCCTCCGGGAGTCGAACCCGGACTAAGACCATCGGCCGCCCTGCCCTCACTACCGTGTCCCTTTCCACCGGGCCAATGATATCGTCATGGCCTACCACTTGTCTAGGATATCGGTTGCCGGTCTGGGTCGGGGTTGCACCTCGTAAGGGCGGGATGTTACCAATTATATGAATCACATAGGAACCTAAGCTCCTCCATGCTCTCCTCATATTCCTCGTTGTCCTCCTCCCCGTCGTACTCCGGTTCGCCGTCGGGGTCTTTGATGTAGATGTCTCTCATGCGATCCTCCGATAAGCAATGCCTTGGGACTATTGTATTTCTTTAAATACCCCTCCAGCTAATTTGTAATATGTATCCGCCTTTATCTTCTCCCCATCAACAAATTCCGTTTTTACGCAAACGGGGATATATCTTTGCTTTTTATCAGAATAAGACCATTCGGATAATGTTATCCATGATCCTTTTGAGGCTTTTGCTACAGAGTTAATACCTGCGCACATGATGACACAGCCTTCGCCTGTGCTGTCTATCTGGGCACCGTCGCCGGATGATCCTATCTGGGCATAGTTGCCGGATGATCCTATCTTGGCATCGTCGCCGGATGATCCTATCTGGGCATCGTT